TATCGTCGGGATATTCGAGTACGCCAACTACGCGAATGCCAATGCGCAGGAGCGAATGTTCTGGTCGAACTGCGTGAATGGGTATCTGGCCCTAATCGAGCAGGCCATCGCGGAGCAACTCGCAGTCCTGTTCAGCGATGGTGACAATTATGTCGTGGCGTTCCGGAGGGATAGCATTGAGGCCCTGCAGCCTCAGCTAGCCGACAAGGCCGCTCAGGCCGCCCAGCTCGTCGGGCCTGGGATCTGGACTATCAACGAGGCGCGTCGGCGGCTGTTCGGAATGGAGCCAGTCCCATGGGGGGACACGTTCTGGGGCACGTTCAGCCAGGTGCCTCTGAGTGACATTAACGCCGGGCCTCCAGAGATTGGCGAGGCGCAGCCATACGTGACAATGGTCGAGGAGAATGAGGAGCATCCCACAGAACAGCCTACGCCGTCGAAGGGGCGGGTACGCCTGGTCAACAAAGCGCGGCGTCTCGATCCCAAGGCGCGCGTGGCACATTGGAAGGCGCATAACGCCAGGCGACGGGCCCGCGAGGCAGAGTTCGCTGAGGCGGGCCGCCAATGGTACGATGGCCTAGCTCATGAGGTCCTGGACAAACTCGCGAACTCGAAGGCCAGCGTTGTGCGAGTGCCCAATCTGGATGACATCATGTTCGACCTCCGCAAGGCAGCTGCAAAACTCACGAGTGCCACCAAGGGGCCGTTGAAGGAGGCATACCGTGAGGCGGCCCGTGAGGCGTCCAGGCTGATCGGCGTGTCGTTCGAGATCGATACCTCTCTGGAACAGGAGCTCCTGAGAGCGCGTCAGATTGCCATGAGAACTGTTCCACAGAGGGCGCAGGACTCTCTGCGTCGATCATTAGCCGAGGGCATCGCCAACGGCGAGAACATTGAGGCATTGATGGAGCGGGTTCGCGAGTGGAACAACACCGGCAAAGAGCATCACGTCGAGAACGTCGCCAGGACCGAGGTCGGCTGTGCCATGAACACGGCAGCGAGCGACACATATCGCGAGAATGATTTCGGCCTCGAATGGCTGGCAATCAACGACGAGCGGACACGAGATGATCACGCCCAGATGGATGGTATTGCGGTAGGCCCGAGCGAGACATTCACGCTGCCAGACGGCTCAACCTGCTACTGCCCTGGTGATGAATCGCTGCCGCCGGAACAATGCTGCAACTGCCGTTGCTCGACTGCGCCGGTGGCCGACTGGGGACATGGCGGCGGAGACACATAGAGGCTCGCGCCCATGGTAAACTGATAGCAGAGCGGTGATCATATGAATGCACAGACTGGAACGAGACCACCGGCATTCGAGCACGTCTCAATGATGAAGTTCGCGGCGGAAACGAGCGATGTGCCGTCGCGCACCATCACTGGCTGGGCAAGCACGCCAGACCTTGATCGCGTCGGCGAGGTGATCCGGCCCGAGGCGTTCGCCAGGGATCTAGCGACATACCTGGAGAACCCAATCGTCACATGGGCCCACAACACCTATGACGTGCCAATCGGCGTCGTGCGCCAGGCACTCATCGACCCGATGAAGGGCCTGTGGGTCGAAGTAAAGTTCGCCGACGCCGGAGCCGACCCATTCGCAGATCGCGTATGGGCAGCCATCAGCGACGGCCGGGTTAGGTCGTTTTCTGTTGGGTTCAACGGACAATACACCGAGGAGTACGGGCACTATGATGAGTCCGCTAATGTCTGGGTGTGGGAGCATGCTGAGCTGCGTGAGATCGCGGTTGTCCCGATCCCAGCCAACGCGTCCGCAGTATTCGAGGTAGCGAAATCACTGGGGCTGACGTTCTACAAGCCGCATCCGGGTGCCGTGCTGGAACGGGAAGAGGCACGATGCCTGGAGAACCTAGAGCGCCTTCGCGGGGCCTCAGAGGGCATCGACAACATCGTCCGGCATTGGGAGAAAACCGGCAGCGGAGCTCCATCCGCCGCTCTGCTGGACGGGGCGGTGAGACCGATCACCGTGTTGGCGAGCATTCTCAAGGCCGGCCGCGTTCTGAGCGCTGCGAACCGTGCTGCAATCGAGAGAGCGCGGGACGCATTGCACGAGGTCATCTGTCGCGACGATGAGTCTCGGTGCAATCCAGACAACCCGGACGACGACGAGGAAAACGAGAAAGCCACCATAGAGACACAGAAACCAGGGCGGATAAACGATATCCATATCGAACTCTGGCCCGCCCCAAGGGAGTGACAGACATGGACCTAACGGTTGAATCATTGACCGGTGCAATCAGCGATGGTGTTGCTGAGGGCGTCGGCAAGATGCTGGAGGAGTTCTACGGCCGCATGGAGGCCGGGCAGTTCGCGACGGCCGAGGCTATGCACAACAAGGTCGCAGAGATGGAGAAGGCGCACGCCACCCTGCAGGCCAAGGTGGAGGACGTCGAGCGCAACATGGCCGAGGGCTATGCCGTTCGGCCAGAGATGCTCAAAGACGGGCGCCAGCTGAAGCGCTGGCCGATCCCAGCGGACGAGCTGGTGCAGGACGCCTCGAACGATGCCGAGGCCGAGATGCAACGCCTCTCCGACCTGATCTACGTCACGGCGAAGTTCTGCCGGGAGGACAATAGGCTGGAGGCCTGCCGCCAGATCTGCAAGGCCTACCGGTTGTCGAGCGAATCCGCCGTGGTCAAGGCTCTTGATACATACACGGCGCATTCTGGTGCTGAATGGGTTCCGACCGTGATGTCGAGCCAGTTCCACGAGCTGTTGGATACCCAGCTCCGTGTGGCTCCGCTGATCGATCGGTTCACTATGACGGCCAAGACCGTCGAGATGCCAACGGGCCGTGGTGTCCCGACCGTCTACCTCACCAGCGGTGCGGAGAACAATGAGATCGCGGAGGACACCGCCAGCGCCTACTCCGGGAAGGTCAGGTGGACAGCGCAGGACCTAGCCTGTCGGCGCGACTACAGCTCAAACATCGACCAGGACAGCATCGTGTCGCTGGGCCAATACATCACCAAGCGCCTGGCCTATGGACTGGGCTACAACATCGACCGGGCCATCCTCGATGGCGATACGTCGACGACGCACATGGACGGCGCGGGAGTTGGCAGCAACGATGCTCGCAAGGCCTGGGATGGGTTCCGGAAGAAGGCGCTGACCAATACCGGAGCTAACCAGGACCTCGGCACGTTCACCATGAATGCCCTGACCAACATCATGGCCGCGATGGGCGACTATGGTGAGGACCCGTCCCGCCTGGTGATGATCGTAAGCCCGAATACGTTCTGGTCGAAGATCGTGACCCTGACCGACAGCAATGACCATCCGGTCTGGCTCCCGGCTAACAACGCCGTCGCGCCGAATCCGGTCGTGACCGGCCAGGTTGGGACCCTGTTCGGTATTCCGATTGTGCTGAGCGGCCTGATCCGGAAGGACTTGTCGCAGTATGGATATTACTCCTCGGGCTACGAGACCAATAACACCGTGCTGCACGTAGTCCGTCGTGACTCCTGGCTCCTCGGATCGCGCAGAGAGGTCACGCTCAAGAGCGACGAGCGCGTGGAATACAACAAGTTCGTGGTCGTCGCCACCTGGCGTGGTGACCTGCAGCACCTGGAGGGGACCGGGCTGTCCACCGCGCTCGGTTACAACATCGCGGTAGTCTAGGAGGGTTATTCATGAAACTGCGGCGGGTGTCCGGCGAGTTGTATAGGGGCATAGATCTGCAAACAGGTGAGCCGGTCATGGCTAATGATGGCGACGCTGTAGAGGTGTCGGAACCGATGGCCCAATACCTGCTGCGCACGTTCTGCGGCGACTGGGCACCCGCCGAAGTACCTGAACCTCCACCGGCTCCGCTAGAGGCGGAGCACAACCGCATGGTAGGCGTTGCGATCAAGCGACGGCCAGGCAGACCACGGAAGGCGGTCGGGAATGCCGCTGCTGACGGCTAGCTATATCCGGTTGTGGGTTCCACAGGCCGCTGGCAATGAGGATCTGATCCCCGATGCCATTGTCGAGGCTGTTGGCCTGGCGAACCAGTATTGCGGACGCGAGTTCGAGCATGCCGAGCACGACGAATACATCGATGTGGACCGCGATGATCAGTCACGCGTGATTGTCAGGCATGCTCCGGTCACGTCCGTTACGGCCGTCTACAACGATGCGCAGGATGCCTCGCCAACACTGTTGGGTTCTGCTGACTACAGCTATGACCCGGAGACCGGGGTCGTCCAATACAACGATAGCTATTGGGCCGTCGGAATGCGGTCAGTACGCATCCAATACACGGCCGGTTACACAACACTGACGTTGCCGCCAGAGCTGAAGCTCATCCTGCGCCAGATTGTCGCCTGGGTCATAGGGGGCCGTGGTGACGTTGGCGTGAGCCACACGAGCGCTGATGGCCTGAGTCAGACGAGGGAGAATCAGCCGGGCATTCTGCCGGCCAGTCTATGCGCCGCGCTCAATCCATGGCGGAGGCCGTGTTACGGATGATTGGCCACGACTGGCGAGAGCAGATCGACGTATTCCAGCGGACGTCCGAGACAGATACATGGACGCCCGTTGCTGGCTGCCAACGCCTCGGAGCGTCATTCTACCAGGTGCGCGGCAGCGGAAGCAGACGCGAGAACACGCTGACCGATTTTGAGGCGACGCATGTAATCCGGACCCTAAAGACGTCTAGCATAACGCAGGGGATGCGCATAAGGAGGCGGAGCGACTCTACGGAATACGATGTGCGCGCCGTATTCACGCAGGACTACCCCATGCCAGGGCTAACCGTGATCGAGGCCGTAAATGTCAAAGAGGTGCTGACGTGATCGACGACAAGGCACGCGTGATTATAGATACGCGCCTACAACAGCTAGCTAGGCTATCGGAACAAACGACGGCCAGGTCGCTGGCACAGGCATTGAAGCGCGCGTCTGTATGGGTTGCCGGGACCGCGAAGAAGCTCGTGTATGCCGGGCATCCGGAGCACCTGGATGGCGATACCGGACGCCTGCGCCAGAGCATCACCGACCAGCAGAACTATCCCGAGGCCTATGTTGGTTCCAACGTAGTGTATGCTGCGGTGCACGAGTTCGGCGAGACCATCCTGCCGAAGAACAAGCCGCGGCTCGTCTGGCGCAACAAGAAAACCGGCCAGTGGGCTTCGGCACTCGAGGTCACCATACCGAAACGGCCGTACCTCGAACCCGCGCTTGAGGGTTCAGCTCGGGCCGTCGAGGCCATCTTCACCAACACCGTCTACACCGAGCTTCTTGGCGGCGACCCAGACGCCATGCCGGCAGGTGGTGGCGGCGAATGACGATGGCCGATGCCCTCGACGCCATTGTGACGCAGCTCCGAACTGCGTTCGGAGAAACGCCAGTCGAGGCATTCTGGCGCACGGAGCCCCCGGAGGCCATGACTGTCTATGTTACTCCGCGCGACGAGTCGGCTGAGCGTGGACGGACGATAGGCAATGTGTGGCAGCAGGAATATGGAATCGACGTGATCGTCGAAACGCCATGGGACAATACGGTGTCTACGGGCCTGGCAGTGTTAGATGCCGTCGAGACCGTCAAGGCGCTTGTTCATGGCAACAGGGACATTGGCGGTGCAGAGGTCGCTCGTGTCGGAGCTATTGCCTATCAGTTCGTCGGGCGCAGCTCACAAGGCCGTCCGACATATAGTGCGCGTATACCGTTGATGTTCACATGGTCGCATTCGGAGTGATGCAATATGGCGGCTAGTGCAGGGACTGGTCATGTTCAGTATGCAGTGACGGGTAGTGAGTATAGCACTGCCGTCTGTGGCGTCATGGGAGGCTCGTGGGGCCAGAAGGCTAATCTGCAGAAGCGCAAGACGATCCGCGGTTCCGGCATCTGGACGCCCGGGCTGAAGGTGCCGACCGTTAACCTGAACCTGTGGCCAGTGGACGCGAATGGGTTCCTGGGCTCAATCCTGCGAGCGTCATATCCGGCTGGGGGCCTCACGGAGAACTATCTGGAGGTAGGGGACGAAAACCGTGGTATCAGGGGGGCATCCTGGGTAATCAACACGGCCGAACTGAGCGCGCAGACCGAAGGGCTCCTTGCAGTCAACTACGAGTTCATGTTGTGCGGCAAACCCGCCACAACCTCCGGCAATAAGACGCCGACCCCAGTAACTACGTACTACGAGTGGTATACGGGTGTGCTCACGGTCGGTAGCAAGAAGTATCGGTGCCGCAGCATTAGCATCAAGGTCAACAACAACGTCATTCCATGTCCGACGCTGGACGATAAGGCGACCGACGAGGGGACCTACCCCGACGGCTATGCCCTTGGCGACGAAGAGGTTGAGATCAGTGCTGAGTTCGAGTCGGATCTCGGGATCAACCTATTCGACACCGATGCACGCCATGAGGCCGGATCAATCGTTGTTGCGCTGACGAACACGGCCTACCCAGCCAGCACATGCACAATCACTGCAGTGACGCCTCCGTTGGAGTCCTGGGAGAGTGCGTTTGTCGATGGAAACACTGTGCGGACCTACGTATGCAATTTCGTGCTCGACGACAACAGCGGGGATCTAACAATCGCAATCGCATAGGTGGGGGATGAACATTGGCGTACAAACCTCGGCTGAAGATGAGAGTCGCGGTACCGGCGCTCGGCGAACCTGCGCCGGTTTTCCAATTCAAGCCCGACGACGAGGCACAGTTAGCATTCCTGGATGCGGTCGCATCTGCCGGGCTGAAGCCGGACGACACGACAATCGCGCCACAGGTAGTTAGGCCGTTGCTCCGAATGGTCGAGGCCACCGTGTGCGGCTGGGATGGCGTGCTCGACGAGGACGGCGAGCCCATTCCGTTCTCGCCCGAGGAGCTGGCGCGGCTTCCGATGGAGGACCGAATACAGATTGGGGCGGCATTCCTGCAGCGCGAGAGCGAGCTCGATGCAAGCGCGGGGTTGTGAGCCGGGCGGCCTATGAACTCTACGGCCCCAGGAGTGACCACGGAACGCTGATGGAGTCGTACGAGAGTGCTGCCCGGCGCAGGACGTTCAGGTTCGGCAGGGGCGTTCCATTGCGACCAGAGCTGGAGCTGCCATATCTGTGTGACGTGTTGGGGCTGAGACCTGGCGAGATCGAGGCGCTGGACCGATATGACGCCGCAATGCTACTGGCCTATGAGGACGGCAAGAGCCTTGGTGAGTGGGCCTGTATAGCCGGGCTGGACGGGTGATGCCAGGTGTCTGATATGACTGCCAGAGTTGTTCTGTCTGCCGTCGACCGCATGAGCACAACGGTCAGGCAGGCCTGCTCGGCGTCAATCGCATCGCTCGGCAACCTGGAGCAGAAACTGAGGGCTGGCACGGAAGCCTCAACGGCCTGGCAGAGCAGGTTTGGCGAGACAGCGCAGCTGGCCGGGTCAGTAGGACGCGGAATGATGATTGCCGGTGCTGGAATAACGGCCTCACTGGTTGGCGCAACGAAGGCGGCGGCCGACTATGGCGAGGCCATACTCGCTGCGAGCCAGACAACGGGCATAGCGACCGAATCGTGGTCCCGGCTCAGATATGCCGCAGAGCAATCCAACGTTGATGTAGGGGCTCTACAGTCCTCGATCTTTCGTTTCAACCGCATGATTGGCGAAGCCGCGCAGGGCAATGATACTGCATGTAGAGCATTCGACAATCTCGGCATCAATATCCGCGATGTCAATGGGAACCTCAAACCAACTGAGATACTGTTGGGCGAGGTCGCCGACAAGATCAACGCGATACCTGACCCGGCTATTCGCGGTGCCATGGCAATGGAACTAATGGGCCGAGGTGGCTCGCAAATGCTACCGCTATTGGCTGAGGGCTCAGCCGGCATAGCGCAGCTCGGGAAAGAGGCAGAGAAACTCGGACTCGTCCTGGACGAGAATGCAGCCAAGGCCGCCGACGAGTTCAATGACAACGTTGATAAACTCAAGAAATCGGTGCTGGGGATGGCCATTCAGCTCGGCCAGGTGCTAATGCCCGTCCTGCAGCAGGGGGTTGAATGGATAACGTCCATCGTCTCGTCATATCGAGCATGGGCCGAGGAACATCCGGTCCTCAACAAGGCGCTGACGCTGACGGCTAGCACGATTGGCATCGTCGTGTTCGCAATGGGTTCGCTGTTGTCTACTGTCGCCCGGCTGGCTCCGGCCATCATTGCACTGCGCGGTGCTGGCGGCATATCAGGATTGGCTAGCGCGTTTGGTGGAATGACGTCAGCCGTTTCGGCTAGCAGCGCTGGTCTCCTGGCCTCGCTCGGCCCAATCGCACTCGTAGCGGCGGCTCTCGTTGGCCTCGGCCTAGAGATACATGCCGTCGCCAACGCGTACAAGGCGATGCGGGACGCGCAGGAGGAAGCTGCCGAATCGTCCGACAGACTGGCAGCCAAAGAGGATGAGTTGAGGAGGCTGGGGTTCGAAACCCAACGCGACACGGCTGTGCGCCTGTTCGGAGAGGAGGGCGGCCGTCGATATGATAGGGGCGAACTGACGGCGGCTCAGAACGAGGCTGTGCGCCAGGAACAGCGCAGGTTGCGTGCCTCAGGCCAACAGAAGGCTGCAGTTCGCGCGAGTGTTCGGCTCAATGCCTCGCGAGATGCAGGGCCTACCGGTGGCGGCACAACGCCGCCATACACAGGTGCGGGCGTCGGAATGCCTGGCCAGCAACATGTCATGGTGCACGTATCGGCGTCGCCTGAGTTCCAGGTCCAATACCAGAGCACTGCGCAACGCGAGGTGCGGCGCGGCAGGAGACGATAACCAATGGCCTGGGGGGCATGGACCCATGTGGAATTGGGCCAGTCGGTATCGGTAGAGTTCGAGCTGCTCCAGTTACCTGCGTCGGGCACGTTCGCGTTCATCACGCATATCGGTGGCAACGTCAACATCACATACGTTGAATCGATCATATCCGCGCCTGTCCATATCACTCCACCACCGTGGTGGTCTCCAGGCGAGGGCTACTCAGGAACATTGGCGCGGCTAGTGATTCAGCTCCCCGGAACCCCACCACAGACGACGACAATCGATGTATACGAGCGTGGCGCATTCTGGGACCCGGAGCATATTCCCCCGACCACGTTGACGTGGAGTGACCTACCGCAGACGGTAACGGCGACATGGACCATTACAGGTATCAAGCTCAAGTCGTTCTACAGCGGAACACCAGTCAGATCGGATGCTGGCGTAACCCACTCAACTGAGTGTGGCGTCGAGGAACGTTGGTTTGCTGACGGTAGTAGCACATACGAGATCCAATGTGCTGGGTTATCATATGGCGGATCATTCGTTCCGCCGCTGGTCCCGTATGGCGACGGCGAGATTGATATGAGCGATTCGGTATGGAGGTTGAACCTCGGCCTCAATGTGCTCGGCAGGTCGATCTACTCAGAGCCAGGCACCGACACGTTCATTGAGTTCAACAACATCACGCTTGGCGACATACCAGTAGACTGCTCAGACTGCGACCAGGCGAGCAATATGACATGGATCAGAGGCCGCGGGTGGGCAACAAACGACGGAGGCCGATACATAGCGCGGGGGAGCGGTGCCTCGATCTCGTTCAGGTATAACCACGTCAACCCCGGGGCTAACGTGTGGTCTGGATGGCTCGATATGCCGCGTGCCGTCAACCTGTCTGGCGTATCTGTCCAAAAGTTCCTGGGCGGAGAGTATGCCGAGGGCGGCGGATACTACTACGAAGGCGACGCTCCGCTAATCCATACCGGATGCCTCGATATCAATGGAAACGAGCTAGTTGAACCGGCTGGAGTTCTGAGGGGCTATGGAACTATCGTATCGAAGGACCGCTACTCGTGGATAGCTCAGACGTCCAGCGAGGTCCCGCCATACGTGCCGTGGTCCGGCTACAATCCTCCGGCGACAGTCCGGCTGTACCTCGACAGTGATTGGCTGCAGGAGCATGCTGAATACCACACCGACGGAACGTACGACGACACATACATCACGCTGGATTGTCATGCACTCTCGTTCAGTGATCGCACAGAGCCAGACGTATTCGTCAACGGCATTCTGGAGCTGGCGCATGTTCAGTCGATAGACGTGAATGATCCTCCCACAACAGCCGTTCGCACCGTTGCCTCCAGGCCATCGCTCTGGGTGGGCAGCGGGGGCGTTATTGTCTCGTCGACCCCTGCCCTGAATGATCTATGGGAGGTGCAGGACGGAGCTACTGCGCCCGTTGTGTCACGCGAGCTGGTCAGCATCTACTTT